GAGGAGCGTAAGCGCTCTATGGTAAAAATCGTTCCAGGAGAATTGCGAAATCAAAAATGTCCATGCGGTAGCGGCCGAAAAGCTAAAAATTGCCAGTGCGATATGTTCAAGGGGGCGAAAAATGCCTGATGAAATTGAAACTATAGATAAAAACCCAAAATCATGGGACGCATGGAAAAGGGAAGCAGAAAGGCTGCAAGCAATTATCGACGACATGGCGCTGGCCGCAACGGACAGCAGCGAGTCGGTTGAACTGCCTCTTGACTACCTGCAGGGACACAAAGACGGTCTGGAGTGGGCCGCTCGACTGGCAGAAGCCAATCACCCTGACACCGGAGACTGGCTTTACGATGACCCTATAGAGCTGGCAAAAGCTATTCGCAAAGGTCCAGATATGCCGCCAGTGCAGCCAGCGCCGGTAGTCAGCGCAGACTTGCTTCATACGGCGGCATCAGCAATTGAAGACCTGCTTACCACTAAAGACAGGACAGGTGCAGGTGTGTGGTTCGACTTGCCATTCAAGCTACGCTCGGCGGCTAACGCGCAGCAGACGGTAGTGCCGGATGATGTGCTGGACGCATTGCAGAAGGTTGCTCGAATACGCCTCGACCTGAATGGCTTCGACGGTGATCGCCGTGGGATTGCCGATTGCCTGGGCAATGCCGAAGAGGCGTTAATCGAGGTAGTAAACCGCCGCGCCGCCATGCTCGCAGCCGCCCCCCAGCTACCCGGCAGTGAACCCGCTACCGTGCCGGGTAAATGGATTCCGGTAAGCGAGCGGATGCCGGAGGATGAGCAGGAGGTGCTCACCATAAACAAAATGGGCCATCGCTTTGTATCATTCTTCGATAAGCACTCAGGGCTGTTTTTCGACAGGCTTGATGCGCCAGCAGCATGCTGCATAGAGCACGTGCTGGTAACTCACTGGATGCCGCTGCCGGCCGCCCCGCAGGAGGTGAAGTGATGCCGTACTTCTTCCTGATTTTCGTCATCAGCAGCAATACATCGAATATGCAGGTGGTTCCCATGCAGAGTATGGAGCAGTGCAAAGCAGCCATTAAGGCGATGAAAGTTGCAGATGATAAGAGGTCCTGGGACGACGTTTCGCCAAGCGTAGATAATATTCAATGCGTAGAGGTGAAGGGTGCCTAAATCCCCCGCAGAACGCAAAGCCTTCAGTTGAAATCAACCCCCTCTCCGGAGGGGTTTTTATCGTATATGCTCATTTTGCATTTATCCCCGGGAAGGGCGATAATTACCTCGTCAGTCTGGACAACTGACAACTTTACCCCGGCGCCAAGTGGGGACACATGGCGCAAACACTGCAATTTGAGAAGAGTTATCAAAACGTACTGATTCCCGCAGAGCCGGGAACCAGCGAATACCTGCAACTTATCCCGGCAGGGCAACTGCTTTGTGGTGAGTTCCGCAAGCCCCGGAATTACGCATTCCACAAAAAGTTCTTCAAGCTTCTGACTCTCGGGTATCACTACTGGACCCCTTCCGGTGGTCTTATTGAGCCCGCGGAGCGTACCCTCATATCCGGGTTTATCGACTTTCTCTCATCCGACCTCGATCAGCGTGCTGCACTCCAGAACGCCGCGGAGATGTATCTCTCCTCTGTCGGTATTTCTCGTTCCCGCGATATGGCGCTTCTGAAACACTTCGAATCCTTCCGCGAGTGGGCAACCATTCAGGCTGGCTTTTACGACGAATACCAGATGCCTGACGGCAGCCGTCGTCGTGTCGCAAAGTCGATCTCCTTCGCCAGCATGGACGACACCCAGTTTAACGGCGTCTACAAATCAGTGCTGAATGTGCTCTGGAACTACATTCTGCGTCGCAAGTTCCACTCGCCAGCTGAGGCTGAAAATGCCGCCAGTCAGCTGCTGAGCTTTGCGGGGTGATGGCTATGCAATGTCTTCTCGCCAAAGTAATGGAGCGCGGCATCTTCCGCGTGCCGGCGCGCCGCAAGCGCAAGGTCGAAGTTAAGCCGTCAGATATCCCGACCCTGAAAGACTACACCGCCAGCCTGGTCGATAAGAAGTGGCTCCGCCTGAGAGCAAGGAGGCCACATGCTTAAACGAACTCAGCGTCGGTGCAAAATCTGCCGGGCAAAATTCACCCCATTATTCGAAAACCATCGTTGGTGCTGCCCTGAGCATGGCGCTGAATTTGCCATGCAGGAACTGGAGAAGAAGCGCGATAAGCAGGCCCAGGCGAAAGAGAAGAAAGAGCGCGCAGCCTGGCGCAAGCGCAAAGCCGCGGTGAAGCCTCTCCGTCACTGGGAAGACATGACCCAACGTGTCGTTAACGACTATATCCGCGAGCGTGACCACGATCTGCCGTGCATCAGCTGCGGCACGTTCGAAACGGTTCAGTGGGAGGCCGGGCATTTCAGATCCAGAGGGGCGGCATCACACCTCAGGTACAACGAGGACAACATACATAAACAATGTCATCGCTGTAATGACGAGCTTTCAAGTAACGCAATCCCATATAGGGCAGCGCTCATAGAGAAAATCGGCGTTGAGCGCGTCGAGGCGCTCGAAAACAACAACACCCCTCACCGATACACCATCGAAGAACTGGAAGGAATCAGGCGCCATTACAGCGCGTTACGCCGTGCGCTCATAAAACAACGGGAGGCTGCATGAACCATCTCGCCATAGAGCGCATCCGCGACCGCTGGCAAAAGCTCCGCCTCTTGCGTAGCCGCGGCACCGTGCTGGTTGACTACAAAATATTACGCAATTTCGTCCGTATCTATAAGCGCCTGGGAGAAGCAGCATGAACGAACAATACCTGCAATACGTACGTGAAGAAATAGCGCTGGCTACGGCTGATTTTAGCGGCCGCACCAAGGGGCAATTAGTCGCCCTGGTAGAGCAACTTCAGTTCACTAATGAGCGCTACCCGCGAAAACGGCAATACGTGGTTGATGAGGTTACAGGAAAGAAGATCATGCTTCGCAATCCTCCAGTGCCAGGAAAACAATCCCATGCCAAAGGCACTTCGATTCCGCAAGTGATCCCGGTGGAGTTCTCGACGGCAAGCTGGCGGCGCGCCATAGCAAAGCTTGAAGACACCGAAAGCGCTTGGGTGAAATGGAGCTACCTGCACGAGACTGATTTCTCATTGCAGACATCCATTGTTCAGCATGGGTGGCTTCAGTTCTGTGAGAAAATCAAAGGGCGTCGCATAGCGGGGAAAACCAAAGAAAAGCTCAAAGCGCTCATTTGGCTTGCGGCTCAGGACGTAAAAGAACAACTGGCCGGGAGAGAAACGTATCTCAGCGAAGAGCTGGCCGCATTCTCTGGCGTAGCCCCCGATAACTGGACGCATAACTACCGTGACTACTGGCATGCAATGAAAGGCGTATTTTTTGGCCTTGACAGGGATTCGCTTATTTCTGTCGTGCGATCACGTTCACAACAAAAAGCTGCTTTTTCGCAGCAGGGTCTTGCAAAAGTCAATTAAATGCGTCATATTTGAGTCTACTTTGATATGCTGCCTTAACTTTAAGTGGCGGCATGAAGTTTGAAAAAAGTTGGTCGCCAAGCCATCAGTAAAAAGCAGTTAGACAGCGGCAGTCTCTAAAAGCAACGTGACGGCTCGAAAGTGAGCAAAAATACAAGCCCAAGGTTAACGCCTTGGGCTTTGTCATTTCTGCAATCTCAGCGCTGTTTAAAGGTTTCATACCCACAGCTGGAGCATTTGTAATAGTCTCTCTGAACTCCCAACCCAATGAAATCGGGGTCATCTACAGTTCGGTCAAGGCTATAGCTCATCTTTGAGCATCTGGGGCATTTCTCCCCACCGCTGGATTTGATGTATGACTCAAGCTCGGCGACCTGCTGTTTGAGACGATCCACTTCGTCGGGCACTGTTTTTAACCTTTTCCACAGTGGGATTTTTTCCAGTAAAGAATCCAGTTCGGAGAGTATTCCCATGAGTCACCTCGTTAATAAGACGCTAGTTACGACAGGCGGCATTACGCTATGCAAGCCTGATATTTATGCCCTTGATATCACTACTGATGATAAGGGGAGTAAAGAACTCTACATTCTCAAGAATGGCGAAGAATTGATCCACTTCGAACTTACAGAAGAGAGTACGGAAAAGTTGTTATCCTTGCTCCGAGAGTAGGCCTATTTGCATTGCATCAGTACCCCTGTCACATCGTCGTAGAGCATTGAAACGAGTTTCATCAGATGTTAAAATTTTGGTGTGGTGAATCCCCCTATGCGGAGGGGCATTGCCAGTCTGATATGTTTTTTTGCGCATTGCGAGTCGTCTGAGGACTGGCGGCGACTTACCGGGAGGCACCCGGCACCACACTCCATGTTTTTCTTGTTTTACGTACTATACTTTTTGTGTGGTTGCATCGTTTCGCTAAATCCTGAAATAACGTGCATAAGACGTTGTGGCAGAGCTGGCGGTGTAACCTCCACTGAACAAACTACCATTTTGCCCACTTCGACGAGTGGGCTTTTTTTTGCTCAGACATATAAAGGCCGCGCATTTGTTCGGCCTTTTCTATTTGTGCCGCCAGAACGTCACTCACTCTGTGTGTTGTCGTAAATCCATCTGGTGGCCATTCCCTATACAGGGCTCACCGGCGACGGCTCATAACCCACCCGTCGGGCGCTTGCGCAGAGCTCGCCCACTTCTTTCACGCACAGCACCCGCTAACAACGCGAGGTGGAGACTATGAAAATGCCTGACAAAATCTTTTCGGCGGCCTCGTACTGCACGTCAGGCGGCCTGATATGTACCGGACTGGCGCAAACCTATGACTGGTTTCACGGGCTGGACTGGAATTTCATAGCGCTGGCGAGTGGTGTAGTAATCGGTGTTGCGACATACCTGACCAATCTGTATTACAAGCGCCGCTGGACAAAAATGTATCAACAGTCTCTTGACCGCGGCTACGGCGGCCCACCTCCCCAGGATAATTAACATGGCCAATCTGAAAACAAAACTCAGTGCGGCCATGCTGGCGCTGATTGCTGCTGGTGCCTCAGCTCCGGTGCTGTTTGACCAGTTCATTAGCGAGAAGGAAGGTAATGCGCTGGTGGCAGTTGTTGATCCCGGCGGTGTGTGGTCATTGTGCCACGGCGTTACGGTCATCAATGGCAAGGCCGTCATCAAGGGGCAAAGAGCAACAGAAGCGCAATGTAAGCAGGTAAACGCAATTGAGCGCGACAAGGCGCTGGCGTGGGTAGACCGGAATATCAAGATGTCGCTCACTGCTCCGCAGAAAGTGGGCATCGCGTCATTCTGTCCGTATAACATCGGCCCCGGTAAATGTTTCCCCTCTACATTCTATAAGCGCATCAACTCCGGCGACCGTAAAGGTGCCTGTGAGGCGATCCGTTGGTGGATTAAAGACGGTGGCCGCGACTGCCGCCTGACAAAAGGGCAGGCCACCGGCTGTTATGGCCAGGTCGAACGGCGAGACCAGGAAAGCGCGTTGACGTGCTGGGGATTGGATCAATGAGCCGCTTAACCGCCATTATCAGCGCAGTGGTTATCTGCCTGATAGTCAGTCTTGGGTGGCTGGCTAGCCACTACCACGACAACGCCGCCGAGTTCAAGAAACAGCGTGATAAAGCGACTGAGCAGCTCAACCTGGCAAACGCCACTATCACCGACATGCAGATCCGTCAGCGTGACGTCGCTGCGCTGGATGCCAAATACACGAAGGAGTTAGCCGATGCGAAAGCTGAAAATGATGCTCTGCAGCGTAAGCTTGATAATGGCGGTCGGGTGCTCGTCAAAGGCAAGTGTCCAGTGTCAGCCGCAACCCAACCCGCCGGCGCCGCCAGCATGGGCGATGATGCCGCCGTCGAACTCTCTGCAGTTGCTGGACGAAACGTTCTCGGTATCCGATCCGGAATCCTCAGCGACCAAACAGCCTTGAAGGCTCTGCAGGAATACATCACCACGCAGTGCCTGAAGTAAGGCATTACAGAGCCACTTCCAGAGGTGGCTCGATAATGTCACAACGAGGTAATCCATATGCGCACTACTGGAATCCTAATGGCGGAAATTACGCTTCGCCCATATATGAAGCCGCTGCTCATCCTTTCAGTGCTTTTGCGCTGGGGCTGGCTCACTAAGAAGTGCATCCGGATTACCCCTGTAATTGGCAAGCAGGCGTAAATATAAAGTTCTGCAAACGGTGCCATAAAAGCGCCATTGACAGAGTTTTATTTCAATAACCTTTTTTGAGGTATCAAAAATCCCGGGGTTTTAATCCCTTCCTCCAATAAGTACCAGTTTAATATTCTGAATGCCCGTCACGGGGCAACATAACCACAGAGCCTTGCGGGGTGAGTCTATGGGGTAGGCAGTAATGCTTTCACTCTGTGGGCTGCTTTTATCCTCGTAAACTTAGGCCGACCACCGAAAGGAAAAGCAATGGACTATTCATTATCAGAGCTATCTGAGGTTTTTACGTGCGACCCTGAAAAGGGTGAGCTTTATTGGCTACCTCGCAGCAGAGAAAGTTTCAATAACGATTTCACCTATCGGATGTGGAACTTGCAGTTCTCCGGCAAAGTGGCCGGGGGAATCAATGGATCTGGATACGTAGTGGTTAGCTCTGGGGAAATGAAAATCCTAGCGCACCGGGCAATCTGGATTTTCGATAAAGGCCCCATTCCAGATGGAATGTTTATTGACCATATCAATCACATCCGACACGACAATAGGAAAGTAAATCTGCGCTTAGTGACTCACGCCCAGAACCAGAAAAACCAATCCATGCACTCTACGAACATTAGCGGTATCAATGGAGTAAGAAGGGATGAGAGGAGCGGGAAGTGGGCCGCCTTCATAAAAACAAAAGGCAGAAGCATTAGGCTTGGTTTATTTAATACATTAGAAGACGCCACTCAGGCGAGAAAGAGCGCTGATCGCAACTTCTGTTTTCATGATAATCACGGTAAAGACAAGTATCTTGATACCCCTTACGTTGACCCTTGGTTAAGGGTTAACTGACCGGGTAAGTATCAAAGTAAACCAGAGGATTGTTCTGTATGGCTGAAAATGACAACCGCAGACCATTCCCTCCCGTCAATTTCACTGGCGAAAACTGGTTGCCGTATACCCGGCTGATTCCTGCCACTGAAATCGGCGAATGGGTTAACCAGAACATCCTCTCTGAGGACGGACGAATCCATAACCCTGACCACGAACACCTCGTTAGCGCGCTGGCTGATGCTGACATTACGTTCATGTGGGCCTCTGGCTCATTCGCCAAAAGCGGTCGCATTGTGCTTGGTCAGTGTGAGCAGGTAATGATGCGCGCCGGCGGATGGCAGAAGTCCCGCATGGAACAGCAGATGCATGAATGGTTCGGGCGCATCCCGAAGTACATCATCACGCTGGCAGCCGATTACTGCGAGCAATGCAGCGATGTCGAATTCTGCGCGCTGCTTGAACATGAGCTCTACCACATCGCCCAGGCTACCGATGACTATGGCGCGCCGAAGTTCAACAAAGAGACCGGTATGCCGGTGCTCACACTTCGCGGACACGACGTCGAAGAGTTCGTTGGCGTGGTCCGGCGTTACGGCGCCAGCAAAGACGTGCAGGAAATGGTGGATGCGGCGAACAGACCGGCGGAGGTTGCTCATATCGATGTTGCCAGGGCTTGCGGGACGTGCATGTTGAAACTGGCTTAATAACTGGACTGTACTGGACGGATGGTGAAACATGGCTGCACTAAAACCAGAAGTGAAAGCCTTCATCATTCAGATGCTTGCGTGCTATGACACGCCCTCTCAGGTGGTCGAGGCTGTCCAGAAAGATTTCGGTATCACCATCACCCGTCAGCAGGTTGAAACTCACGATCCGACAAAGGTCAGCGGTAAGACGCTGGCGAAAAAATGGGTCGACATGTTCAATGCCACCCGCGACCGCTTCCTCAATGAAATCTCCGACATCCCGATCGCCAATAAAGCTTATCGCCTGCGCGTCCTGCAGCGAATGTCGACGACTGCCGAGAACATGAAGAATATCGGCATGACCGCGCAGCTGCTTGAGCAGGCTGCGAAAGAGGTCGGCGAAGCATATACCAACAGGCAGAAAGTGGAGCACACCGGCGCTAATGGTGGCCCGATCGAATCGACCACCCTGACGAAGGACGAATACAAGAAAGCTCGACAGGAGATGCTGGAGGATGACGACTGTTGAGCAGCGGAACTTTGCCCGCAAGATAGAGTGTGAAGAGGACGGGCTTTACTACTCCCGCTATTTCTTCAAGCAGCGCACCGGCGGCAAGATGATCATCGCGCCGCACCACCTGGCAATACAGCGAGCGCTCGACCTGGTTATTAGTGGCGAGATTACGCGGCTGGTTATCAACGTTCCGCCAGGCTACACCAAGACAGAGCTGGCTACCATCAACATGATGGGCCGGGGGCTAGCGTTGAATAAGCGCGCCCGTTTCATGCACCTGTCCTACTCGCACAACCTTGCGCTGCTGAACTCCTCAACTGCGCGCGGCATGATTAAGTCAAAGCTCTATCAGACAATGTGGCCGATGGAGTTGCGCGACGATGCCGATAGTAAGGCGATGTGGTGGAATGAGCACGGCGGCGGAGTCTACGCGTCGTCAGCTGCAGGGCAGGTTACAGGCTTTCGTGCCGGGCATATGGAGCCCGGATGGCAGGGCGCACTGATTATTGATGACCCCGTTAAACCTGACGATGCTTATTCAGATATCGTTCGTAACGGAGTCAACAACCGCTTTAACGAGACAATCAAATCACGACTGGCGATCGAGACGACGCCGATAATCGTGATTATGCAGCGTATCCACTACCACGACCTGAGCGGCTATCTACTGCGCGGAGGTAGTGGTGAGAAATGGCATCACCTGAACCTGCCGGTGATTATCGATAACAGCCAGTCATACGCTGCGCAATACCCAGAGAACACCCATGCAATACCCATTGACCATGGGCTGCCTGATGGATGGCTCTGGCCGTTCAAGCATAACGAATCGCACCGTGTATCGCTGTTCTCGCACCGGCGCACCGCCGAAGCTCAGTATATGCAGAAGCCTCGACGGTTTAATGCTGAGGGCGCACTGTGGACTGAGGTGATGATAAGTGCGGCTCGCGAGCTGCAAATTCATCAAGATAAGGTTCGAACGGTTGTCGCCATTGACCCGCAGGCAACTAACAGCGATGAAAGCGATGAAACGGGGATTGTTGTTGCTAGTTCATATGGTGCTGGAGATAAAAAACAGTTCTCTGTTGACGGTGATTACAGCGGGAAATATTCACCGGCTGGATGGGCAAAGAAGGCTATATGGGCTTATGAGCAGCATGAAGCCGACGCGATAGTTATTGAAACTAACCAGGGCGGCGACATGGCGGAGGAGACGCTCCGCAACGCCGGGTTTAAAGGTCGCATCATCCGTGTCCATGCCAGTAAAGGGAAATATGCTCGAGCTGAACCAATCTCTGCGCTATACGAACAGGGGCGCGTGGCAAATCACGGCAATCTCTACGTGTTGGAGAACCAGTTGATGGAATACATCCCCGCCACCGCGAAGAAATCACCTGACCGCCTCGACGCGATGGTTTACGCACTGACTGAACTGAATGGATCGCAGCCTGTGGGGATGATGATTCCGAAACGCCTTCGCTAACCAAACGGACAAACCATGAATGACAAATTAACTCTCGCCGTCAACCATGCGTTGAACGATGCGCGGATGGCGCGTGCCCGAATGGGGCTGATGGCGCCAACAATGGGGCTGGACAATAAACGCCACTCCGCATGGTGCGAGTATGGCTTCCCTGATCAGGTAACCTACGAAAACCTCTATGCCCTGTACCGCCGCGGTGGTATCGCTCATGGTGCGGTAGAGAAGTTGGTCGGGAAGTGCTGGCAGACTAACCCGG